AGAACCTAAACCATGAGGTTCCGAAGTTTCTACAATGGCAAGGTTATCTTCATACAGATATGGAGTTAGACCAGTACTTAATGATTGAATAGAAATTATTTTAGATCTATTAGTATCACTTAAGTTTGTGCTACGTAGATAATAATCTTCTGTTACAATAAATTCGCCAGAAGTGACTTTAATTTTTACTGAGTTTTGTCTTGTAATTGTTTCTAAAATTAAACCAGTGGCTATAACTTCTTTGTCATCATTGGTCAACGTCATTGTTGATCCAACAGTGAAATTAGAATTTTGACTTAAAACTAACTGAACGACTAAAGTATCAGAATCGACTGGAACATCTTTTACAAATGTTCCAAAAGAATTTCTTAAAACTAAATCATTAGAATTAATTACATCACCTATTAAATATCCCTGAGCTAAGATAGTTCCATCAATATCTATTTGCTGTACTCTATCTCCAGCAAATAGATATGCGCTTTCTTGAATAAAAACTCTAGCAGCCTTAGTCTCTACAGATTCTATTGATGATATATTTTTTCCAGTAACTTCTTTAACAGTTAAAACTGAACCAGAACCATCGGTTCCAGTATTATCAACATGTACAGCATTTCCTGGCGAAAAATTATTTGGAGATGACTCCACAAAAGATCCAGATATATTACCAACTTCTACATCTTTGATTAAACCAGAAAAATCAAATCCATTTTGATCAGTTGCTGAAGTTTTTAAAGCTTTCAAATTAGCAGGAATATCATCCTGTGAAATATCAGAATTATAATTCGAATCTACTGGTAGAGAATAATAATTTAAACCAATAATGTATGGAAACTTAGGAACTTCATTTTGATCTACAGTTATGAAATAAGCATAAGTTCCGTTTGGATAATCTGGAGTTACACAAAATCTTCCGTTATTGACATCGAGTTCTGTCTTTCCAGAATTTACTGAAGGTATCCACTTGTAATCATCTACAAAAGTTCCTAGAGGATACAAACCAGTGTCTGGTCCATTTGGTCTAGAAGATTTTAACTGATATCCACTTGATAGTCTAGTGATTGATGAATTTGGGTTGGTTGGATTTGAATATCCATATGGACCATAGATGGGATTGCCATCGTAAGCATAACCTAATATCGGAGAATGAACGTTTTGATATAAAACATTGCTTGTATATTCAGACTGAGTTAAATATGCTCTCTTTCTTACATTAATAGGATTAGCAATATAACCATATCCATAATCTCTAGTTAAATTATAATTTCTTAAAATCGTGCCATTACTAGAATCTAAATTGTTTTTTACTCGATTATATCTATCATAAACCCACTTTTTGATCTCTGCTGTTGCTGAGGCATTCTTACCAGCAGGCTCAACTATAACAGTGGTATATCCTCTGGTATAAAATCTTCCTTTACTAATTTTACGAACAGATTCTATTTCTCCCTTTGAAGATACAATAGCTTCATACTCAGCAAAATTTCCTTTTCCTAAGGTATCAATAATAATAATTTTTGGTGGCGAAGAATAGTATCTACCTGGATTTACAATATCTATGCTAGTAATAGCACCATTAGTAATAACAGGAGAAAGAATAGCTCCTTCACCAGAAGTAATTCTAATAGTTGGATCTTTTTTATAATTTTCAGTTGTTAAAATTTCTATAGAATCTACAACAGAACCTGCCAGATTTGCTCTAGCTTTGCCTGGAACTTCGTCAATTAAAACATAGGGAGCAGCAGCATATGAAACTCCTCTATTAGTAATGGACGTTGAAACTATAGGTCCATATTTAATTCCATCTGTGTCTTTATATCCAATTGCTACAGCGCCATCTATAAAAATTCCGACATCTCTAGATGGGGTTGTATATACTTCGGTAGTAGTGATTGGTTTTTTTCTGATAAGTTTCAGATGTTTTTGGTCATTCAGTTGTTCTGTATAATTGGTATCTACCAGAAGATTGCCCTTTGGATATCCAGAAGAGCAAATATAATAATATTGATCATCTTCTAAAATTGCACCAATATCAGCCGAATACTTGGATTGAACTCCTTTGATATAAGTTGGATTTAAATCGGGATCTGTATTAATTAACCATCTATTTCTGTTTTGATTTCTGTTAAAGATGATTGGATCTAAAGTTTTAAATCCAGATTCCGAAACTTCGACAAAATCTTCAGTGCTTGAATAAGGAGCAGATTTTGAAGGGATTAGGTTGTAAATTAATCCAAACGAAGTTAAACGTACACCATTACCATCATTGATTGACGAATATGAATAGACGGTCTCGTTATCACCATGATTTCTAATTGGACCTACTCTATTATCAATAATAAACTGGTTTACAGTTTTATCCGAATATACAATTACTTCATCACCTAATAGAATTTTTCCTTGCTGAGGAAAACCAAACGTAGATTTGACGTTAATTCTATCGCCAGTAGTGAGAGTGTTTGAAGTAGCTGTTGTTGTAGTTGTTTCGCTGGCAACTTTAAATTGCCCATTTATGGTGCTTGGTTCTAAAACTAACTGATAGAAATCATCACCAATGTCAATTACATTATCTACTACAGCAGAAGCAAATGTCAATGTTTCATCAAAAGAATCCAATTCTTGGGTAATTACTCTACCAACTAAATTAAATGGATTTCCAGAAGTAACTTTTACTTTTAAAATATAATCACTTACCCAATCAGATACCGAAGATTTTAGCGTAAAATCTTTTGGATTGAATACCTCTGGTACATCATCTTGAGTTTGGGAAATAATTGAGTTGAAAATAAATTTTATAGATCTATCAGTTCCCTTTGCTCTATAAAATTTGCCAATATTCTTGATTAACGTTCTTTTATCTACATCACGCTTTAAATATGCTTCTGGAAAAGATCCAAGATAAGTCTTTTCAAATTCTTTGACTAAAGCATACAAAAACAAATTACTAATATTTTGAACAACATCGCCTGTATAATGTGCTTGTGCTGCCGTAGTAACAAATGTGGAAGAATGATACAAATCTCCCAGTGTTGTATTACCACTTACACCCCTAGACACGTATAAAAACTGGTTATCAGTTCTTTCCTGATAAAACAGAATTTCATTGCCTATTTTGATATAACCATTTTCTTTAGGGAATGATGTTGCATCATCTACAAAAATAGTTGTGGCGTCAGCATTTACATTTGCTGTCAATGTAGTTGACTGCTTGAGTAAATGTTCTTCATAATAGTCAATATTCTTATACTGATCTAAATTGGATATAATATCCAATGGCTGACCAGCAGACTCCAAATGCTCATAGTATTTTTCTATGAATTTAGAAAAATTCTCATACTCATTTGTTATAAACCCTGGAAGTTGTGAATCAATCAGGGATGATATCCTTCTCTTTTTTGGAGCCATTTAATTACTCTGGATATGCCGTAAATTTACTTCTAACAACATCAACATCTAGGTACACTTCTCTTGAAGCACTGATGTCATTAGAAAAGGGTTTAACCCGTACTTCAATTCTGTTATCACCAAAACTACCTTGAATGATAGTTACATTATAAAGTTTGATTTCACCTTTAGCATAATCAACCGTACCCAGAGAATCATTTAATATAATTTTTTCACCTGTTAAACTGTCTAATCTATATAGGTAGATTATGCCATCCTTATCCTCGAAATAGACTGTGTAAGTTGGGAATTCGGTCACTTTAAATCCAGTTGACATGAGAGTTGGACCCTCACAATCTTTGTCAAAACGATTTTGATAGCAAAGCTCATAATATGAAGAGGAATTGATCTGTGGATAAAAATCTTTCCTCATCATAATAGATGTGGCATTTGAATTGATGGATGGATCGGCATTATCGATAACTGATACAAATTTACTAAATCTAAACTTCCCGTTGAATTTTTCTACTGTGGATTGAACAAGATAACTTTCGATAGCGTTAATTACCTTATTTCTAATTTCTTCAGGTCTTAATGTTGTATTGTTTACAGCATAGAAAATTGATGATGTTGCTTCAATGTAAAGTAATGAAGGATCAATAATTTCTGGTGTCACAGAAGCAACCATATATTTTTTGAGTTTAGCTACAATATCTCTTTTTGTACTAGAAGATAAGAAGCTAGCATTTGATGGTTTAATGACGATCTTAACCTTTCCATATTCTGGGGGAAGATCTTCCTCTCCACCAAAAGTTATAATGTCAGAAACTGCTGGGTAGATTTTCCTCACAATGCTGGCATAATCTGAAGAAGTTACAGCACGATCTTGAGTTCCAAAATATTTTGGAGCATTATATTTAATCTTGGCAATGCTTTCTACGCTAGCACCACCATTCGCCACATCAGAAAATGTGACGTTAACGTTATATGGATACCCAGAAACATCAAACAAATCGGTTACAACGCCGTTGAATGTAAAATTCTTCGCTCCATTTGTAGAAGGACCGTTTGTAGTAAGATACGATACTTCAATTTTGTTATTATTTTCTAGCTTCTTTCCTAAAATACCATCGCCAAAAAATAATTCATATCTTTCATCTTCAATCTCCTCAAGAAAGAAGACTCTTGACTGTGGTGTTACATCTAAAATATTATCCGAGTAGTCGTAAGTCTGATATGAAGTTGCTTGTACACTTGGATAAACGTTTACACGAATTGAACTAATATCAACGTTTGGGTTCTGTAAAATAAATCGTTGTGGCAAAGATGAATTTACTGTGTATGTCGTTGTAATAACAGTTCCTTCATATACAGGTATATTTTCAAAATATGCTGTTCCATTCTGTACAGGGGTTGTGTGATCGTCTACAGCGACAAATGAATATAATGTATCATCAAATGTTGTTGTGAATCCAGTTCCTTTTTGTAATTTGGCAACTTTGGGAGATGATTGTGGATAACTAACACTAAAACTAATCGTTGTTACAGGAGCTACAATGCTCTTTGGTCTGTATCCTAATTGTTTCGCTAAAGCTACTACGTTATCTCTTAATGTCGCTGAATCGAGAAATAACTCGTTCACCAACATGTTGGCATTGAAGGCACTGTAATAAGTGTTGTAGGCAAGGGCATCCAACAGGACACTCATTGCCGATCCTTCAAAATCATACGAAGTGAAGTCTGATTGTCCTCTTAAGTATTCCTTAAGAGCTGTTTTTATTTGGTTAAAGTCTAAATTAGAGACTTGTACGTATGATGGCATGGTTATCTAGCACTCTCTAGGAAGAATTCTACGTTTGCTTGTAAATCATCACGACCAATCACTTCATACGTTAGAGAAATGTCATAACCATTGTCATCAAAATTAGTATCTACAGTAAGATCTCTAATTCTGACTCTTGTTTCATATTTTCTCAATACAGCATAAATCTCATCACGAATGATGGAAGCAGTACCAAAATCAAGTGGTTCAAATAATAAATCATATAATCCAGTACCGATATCAGACTTAAAGAGTCTTTCGCCTTTTTTGGTTAGCAAAAGACTCTTTATTGATTGTCTGATGTCTGCAGTATCCTTTAATACCTGTAAATCCCCTGTAACTGGATGAGGCTTAAAATTCAGATTAAAATCCTTAAAGGTCTGAAAAGTAGGCATTAGAGATAGTTTTTAACTATTTATCTCTATTGATGCCACCTCTCGACAAAATCATCGAAGCCACCTGCCCCACCACAAGGTCTTGAATATCTGTCCTCTGGGATTTTATATTTTGCTTTTCGTAACAATTTATCTGATGCTGGATCTGTAATTAAAGTCATTCCTGACTTGATAAAGTCATCACCTTTATCTACGGGTGAATTTGCCATCTGTTTTCTCCTTTATGGGGTTGAACAGAACTTTTTAAGGGGTTCCTATCCCTTTTACTATTCGATTGTACATCTCGTCAGACCAGTACTTATAATAATCTGTTTTTGATAAATCGGCACGT